AGTTGAATAGTTACATTTCCAGCATCATTTATTTGTAGTTTTTGTGTAGGACTACTTGTACCAATACCCACATTACCAGAGCTAGTGATACGCATACGCTCTGTGTTGCTAGTATTAAAAATCATTGGAACAGATTCAACATTTAATACAGTGCCAGAAGTGCCGTTATTCGTAAGGGTAAAACTAGCAACACCAGTTTTAGTAAGTTGAATAGTTACATTTCCAGCATCATTTATTTGTAGTTTTTGTGTAGGACTACTTGTACCAATACCCACATTACCGCTAGTATCAATGCGTAGTCTTTCGCTACCGCCTGTAAGCATTGTTATTGGTGCGTATGTTCCTGTGCCTGTAATACCACTATTAATTCTTGTTTCTATACCAGAACCAATTGCTTGAATAGCACAAAAATTTGTATTTGTTGGGTCAGAATTAGCATAAGCTAAAAATCCAGCAGTTGTACCAGTTCCATTTGGCAATACTTGAACATTTGATGCACCATTTGAAACGCTATTTTGGAACATTAAGCGATTAGAAAGTGTGGCATTAGTCAAGTCACCAGTAATACGATTACTTGTACCTGTAAAGGTTAAGTTTCCAGCAGTTGTAATTGAGCCAGTTGTATCGGCAACTATAAAAGCGTTAGTATCTACGGTAATACCGCCATTTAATGCAGCAGCACCTGATACTGTAAGGGCAGAAATAGTAGCAGCTTGACCATAAGATAAAGCATCTCCTGACGATGTAGCTACAGCAAGACCAGTAACCTTGTTGTTACCCATTTGCAAGTTGCCAGTCATAGCTGTTTGACCGTCAGCAGCTACTGAGCCTGTAAGAGCCGTTGCAATATCACTTAGGGTTGTATTCGCCCAAGATGATGATATGGTTGTACCTGTGACAACTGGGTTGCCCGCTGGTAATGAATATACGCCTGATCCGTTACGACTCATGTTATTTTCCCTTTCTTAATTCTTTGGCCAAATCCTCTGGCGTAAATTCTAACGATTGTTTTACTTGTTTACCAAGTTTCTTTTTCTCTGCCATTTCAGCGCCAACTTCATACAAAGAACCCACTCCCATAGGTAATTTGCTTAATGCTGATCCTCTGATACGGTCTAAAGCTTGAGTTAATGCGCTAGCAGTGTTTGATTGGTTAATACCAGCCACAGGGCTATAAACCGTGATAGCGGTATCGCGTAGATCACGAATCTCTTGCGCGCCCTTTTTACCAAAAATATAGTCCAATTTACCGTCTGCATCCAAGTTCTTAACGAATGTATCAAACTGTTTTGGCGATACGATTGGATTGCCGCCTTCATCACGCTGAATGTTCTTAGTAACGGCAGCCTTCATTTGCTCAATGGTTTGACCTTGTAGCTCACGCCATGCTTGTTCACCCTCTGGGCCAGCTTTTTTAAGCGTTCTACCAATAGCGCGAACATCATCCAATGAACCCTTCATGATGCTGTGATCAAATACATCCTCTAAAGCTACTGCACGGTCACTTGTACCCGCTTTTTTGCTCAAAAGCTTGTCTACAAAACCAACATTTTCAAACTCTCTAGCGTAGTTTTCACGCAATTTACGAGCTTGTTGGTACAAATCACCGCCTTTGCCTACAGTCGTAGCATCTATCTGGTCTTTAATCTGCTTACCAAAGGCCATATTAGATGGGGTGTCACCAGATAAAGCATTAACCATCTTACGGACTTCTTCTAAGTCGTTTAAGCTGATCTGGCCATTTTTTGCAAGCTTGTCTAGCTTCATCTTGGCGCTTGTAATGATTGGAGCGTTGATAGATTCTGCTTCTAGGCCATCTAAGAAGTTCTTAACGCCTGTTACATCTACCAATTCAGCAGTTTCACCAGCTTCTCTGGCTAATTTGTAAGAATCGCTAATTTGCTTCTTGGCTTTACTTGCCTGATTGACCAATGCTGAGTCCACTACTTTGCCAACTTCGCGTAAGTTAAACTCGCCAGCTTTTTCTGCACCTGTAGCATCAACAAAAGCATCAAAGTTCTGCAAAATACGCTCATTTTGATCAAGTTTTGCTTTTACTAGCGGTCTACCCACATCTGTAGGGTATGTTTTCATTGTTTCAGCTTCAAATTGTTGCTGACCTAGCTCTCTAGTTGCTTGTCCTTTTGTCAAAGGTACTGGCACTCTTAAGCCTTGAGCTAATTGAACTCTTTGAACTGCTGGTGGTACTTCAGCAGCACCTACGCCAGACAATACTGGGGCTTCACGCTCACGCAATAGCTCTGCAATACGCTGTGGCCCGCTGCTTACTGTAGCTTTGAACTCGTTAAATGATGGCAAATTACCACGCACCATAGGATTTGTGACTTCAGCGCCTTGTCTTGTTGCGCCAGCCAATCTACCTACAGATGGTACATAAGCTGGAATCTTTGCAGCTTCTAAAGCAGAGCCTAAATTACCAACTATTTCTTGAGATACAGGAGATGTTGGTTCATAAGTAAAGCGTTGAGCTAGTTCTGGGCGGTCTACGCGCTGATTTGTACCTTGGCGCATATTTTCAATCATGCCAGCACCAACACCAATGAATGGGGCTACCGCTGCTGATCCAATAGTCGCTGGTACTTCTAAAAATGCTTTAGCGTAATCCGCAACTGTTCTTGGTGGTTCAACTGGTTGAGGGTTTACAGCATTTGGTCGTGATCCAACAACAGTAGGCACATCGGTATTAATGATGTTACCTCTGTCAGTAGTTTTTAAACCCAAATAAGCGTCAGGATTAAATCCCATTGCTTGAGCAGCAATATCGCCCTGTAACTTGGTATTTTTTAGGTATAAATCTGGATCAAAAGCCATTATTGAAATCCTAATCGTTTTCTGATTTCAGTTGAGCGTGGATCATTAGGGTTTTTTCTAGCCCAATCAAAAGCTTCTTGGTCTTGGCCAGTTAAACCTTTTCTAAACTCTGTCGGTGACATTGTTTTAGATCCGCTAAAGAATGTTTGCTTTGTTTTTACTGGGCCAGCTAAATCAATGCTATCCCAATCACCGTTTGGATAATATTTCTTGTTAAGTTCTACTAGAGTCTGCAAAGCGGCCATACGGCTTTCAATTGGCATATTTGGATTGCCAATATCACCAGCAGCAGCTTGGTAAGAAGCCACATCCTTGTCAGATTGAGGGCCTTCAAAGCGTGGCACTTGTTGAACAAGCTTTTGACCTAATACTCTTAATTGAGCGTCAGTCTTAGATTGTTCACCGCCACCGCCAAAGAACTCGCGTGTGCCAGTAATGATATTTTCACCACGGCCAGAGCTTGGTTTGCCAGAGCTAAGAATCTCAGATACAGACTTGATTGTGCCAAACGCATCTTTCGCGTTTTTGACATTCTTGCGCAAATCTTCTGCAAACTTACCAGCCAATTCACGATTTTGTGCTGGTGACAATGTTGGATCAGGTTCAAATACTGGCAAAGTAGCTGGCATGAACTTTTGATCTTGTTTTGTCATTTGATTGCTTGGCGTAACAGCAGATGGCATATTGCTACTCATATTTACACCAGAAGATGGCATGCCACCGCCAACAATAATACCTTTGTCGCGTAGCTCTGCAACATCTTTAGCCGACATAGCTGGCTTAGATACGCCAATAGGTCTAAATGTAGATTCTGGGTTAGAAGAATTAACATCAACCATGCCAGTGATTGTATTGCCTGTTTTTTGATCGTATTGATCTACTTTTTCCCACTTTGGTTGCTTGAACTGTTGTTCCATCAACTTAGCAGACATAGCCTGTGCAAATGGTGACTGACCTCTTAATGCAACAGCAAGGGCAGCTTCTGGGCTGCCAGCAACTGCTGGTCTAGCAAACTCAACTGTAGGGCCTTCTTGTCCAGCGCCATAAGTTGTTTCTTTAACTTCTGGTGTGCCTTTTAATGCTTTGAAAATGTCTTGAGCTTCAGTTACCTGTGATTCTCTTAATTGTTCAGCAAGTTGGCGCTCTTTTGCGTTGGCTTCTTTTGCCAATTTACCAGACCTGTAAATAGCAAATGCGTCTGCAATATTCTCTAAAGGGTGTGACGGCACATAAATGTTACCTACCATTTGGCCTTTGCTGCCTTGCATGCCTTGTTGCAATAGCATTTCAGACAATTTACGCTGGCGGGAAATGTCCTGTAGCTCTGGCTGAGTAAAAGCCAAGCTTGATAATGGATTAACTGGAGCAGCCATTACATCCCCCTCTGTTGCATAGCAAGCATGCGAGTTGTTTCAGAATATGGATCAGTTCCATATTGGTTTGCTAATTCATTTTGCGTATTTGGCATGTAAGCATTGATGGTTTGACCCATGTTTCTTAGCCCTTGAGCTAATTGTTTAGGATCATACTGATCTTCTGCTGGCAATAAAGATTGACCAGCAAGATTTTGCCCTTGCCCCATCAAACCTTGAAAGTTTTGTTGTTGCGCAGCATTATTTTGGAATACTGGAGCAACGGTTTGCTGATCCATGCCCATTGGGTAAAATTTTTGGTATTGGTTATATGTATTCATGATTAAGACAATCCAGCGCTACCTAATTTAAAGAAACCGCTCATCATTGCGTTTTGGTATGCGTTTTGTGCGTTTGCATTGGCAATATTCGCATTTCCAGTAGCTTGAGCAGCGCTCATGTAGTCAGCCCCAGTAGTTGTTGCTTGCTGTGGCGCATTAACATAAAACTGATTAGGGGTTGTAACCTGTGATCCAGAACGAACTGCGTTAAGCGTATTGATTGGTTCGTTACGCTGATAAGCCAACTCTTGGAAACCTTGACCGCGAGCTTGGTTTTGCAAGTTTGCTTGGCTGAGTTGGTTAGCCAACATTTGTTGCTGTGCAGTATTGCCAAATTGACCAGCTTGCAAGGATTGTCCAAACAAGTTTTGCTGTACTGATTGACCGCTCAAAGCAGCTTGGTTTAACAAATCGTTTTGCTTCATGGCCAAGTCTTGTTGAGCTTGTTCATAAGCTTCAGAACCACGCATAATTCCTTGGTTAGCCAATTGAGTGTCCAAAGACCTTTGCTGGCGTTCTAACTGTGGGGCTAGGCGTTGCATGATCAAGCCAGTGGCCTTATCCCAGCCAGCCATACCTTGATTATCAAGACTTGTTTGCAATGTTGGAGCATTTAACTGGCTAGCCAATTGTGGCAATCCGCTAGTGCTGAATGGCTGATCAATCATTTGACCAACATAATTCAAGCCTTTGCTTTGTAGCTGGCCAAGACCTAGTGAACTAGCAATATCGTAGTTGTAGAGTTGTTGTTGCTCTGGGCTTAATGAAGTCGTAGCAGTCCATGTAGGATTGCCGTATGGGTCTTGACCTGTAACCGCATAATTTAGCGATCCATAAGGGGTAACTTGATTGACTCGGTTAGCTGCCGTAGCTGCTCTAGCAGCATTTAAATTGCCTGTTGCCGTAGCTTCTGCTGCGCCTGTATAGTCTGGCGTTGCCGCTTGCGTTGGCTTGCCAAACAAAGCTCCTGTAACACCGCCTAATAATCCATCACGACCGCCCATGTCATTCTCCTAGTTTCTTGCGTAATGAGCATTGAAGATTTAACCATTTGCAATCTTCTTTTCTCATCGCCATTAAAAGTAAATCCCCATTTTCGTGAGCATCTTCAATTAACGCTTTATCTTGGAAACCAAGGTGTCGGTTTAGTTTTACGGCTTCGTCATTAGACGCTTCCATAGTCGCTAATATAACCTTTTTTTCCAATTTGTTAAAGGGGTAATCAAAGCAAGCCCACAATAAATTTCTATCCATCCAATGTTCGCCAACTGAAGCTATGTGCATGGCGCATGCGTTAGGGATAAAGTTTGTAAAAGCTACCACCGCGACCAGATTACCTTGCTTGATTTGCCCTATAAATTTAGCTTCTTCGCCAAATTTTTGACCAAGCATTCGCTCAATCCAAGCTTTTAAATAACCTTGATCCTCAGTAGTAATCAAATAACTCCCCCGCGCTCCATCACAAAGTCCGTTGATGCCCAGTGAACTTCAATACCTTTTGATGCCACATTCAGCGAAATACTTGCACAATAACCTATGCCAGATACGCCTTGCCAGTCTTTATTGACCGCCAAAGTACCGCCCCAGAAGTTATCATCCCAATCGCCAACATCCCAAACGCCAATTGTCAAAGCAGATGGATTGAATGAAACCTGTCCTAATTGAGATTGAGTATCAAAATCTGTGTTAATTGCACATAAAACGCTAGGCAAGCCGTTATCAGTTAAGAATATAGGCCTTACAAGAGTAAAGCGCTTGTTTTGACCGCGACTCTCAAAGTAGTTATAAGCTTGCTGAACGGTTGCGTTGATCACATTGCCGTTGTCCGCAAAAGTATCCCAAAACTTACCAACAAATCCATTTGCGCCAAAATAGATGTTCTCGTTATGGATTTCAAAGTTTGTGGCCTGTATGCCTGTAAATCTACCCCATGATTTTGTAATGTTGTTCATTACATACTGCTCGTATCCTGTATTTGTAGGAATATTCACAATCAGCATGTTAGCTTTTGCAAAATATTGGATTTCCCAGCCAAAATTTGTTGAATAAAGGGTAGTTGCTTGAGCAAAAGCACCGTAAATCTTGTCTGTAAGGTTCACGCGTGGATCTAAACGGCTAGATTGCAATGATGCAGCCAAAGGTACAAGGCCTTCTTGCGTGATCAATAGCAAATCACCGCCAAATTTAGCAAAACAGCGTCTTGTAAATGTTTGACCTAGTTGCCAAACGCCACGCAAAGCCCATTTTGTTACATCGCTAGGATCTGTACCTTCGTAAACAATGACTTCGCCCATGTTAGTTACAAAAACTGCGTAATCATCAACACCTTGGCCAGCGTCAATAGTCCAAGTACCCATCGCTTGGATGTATCCACCCATTTTGGCCACTGATCCAAAGTCTAGTTTGCTTGCTGCGCCTGATACGGCTTTAGTGCCTAAGTACCAGACATTCATTGATTCTTCTTGCACATAGAACAAGCGCTCTTTAAACACATTCACATTAATAAAAGTGTTTGAATTAACGCCAGTAATGGCATGAACCACTACATAAGAGCCTACAACGCTTGCATCAGCAGCGGGGGCTGTGGCCATCGTATAGGTAAATGTTGTTGATCCTGTAACGGTGATCAAATAAGTGCCGTTATAGTTAGATTCTGTAGCTCCAGAGATAGTTACCTGATTACCAGTCACCAATCCATGTGCAGAAGCCGTTGTAAGGGTTGCAGTTAGGTTTCCAGTGCCACCCCTAGTGATGGTGCTGATTGTTTGTGCAGTGGCCGTAGTGGCTATTTTTATCCAGTTTGTGCCGTTATATAGTAAAGCTGGGTCTTGGCCGTTTACTGCTGATAAAAATGGATCGCCAGCGCTATTAGTAAAGTTTGCATGCTGGAATCTGCTATTGGATAAGCCTGTATATACAGAAGTGGCTGTAGAAGTGGCCGTATTGTAGATAACGCCATTGGCTACAGCAAACAAAGTCTGTGATGTAGGGCCAGCGTAGTTCATTACAGTGTCTGCTGATCCAGTAAATCCACCAGAATGCTGGGTATAGCCTTTACGCATTAAGATGTCAGTAGGCGTAGGGAAGAAATTAACCATCTCTACCGCATCAATTGGGTTCATTTCAGCTAGGGAATCTCTAGCGTTCCATCCACCCAATGGTGCTGGTACGGAAGCAGTTACCGCATTGCGTCTTTGTGGGAGAGCCATAATTAACTTCCGTAGCCAGTATCTGGAATATTTGCGTAACCGATAAGTACCTTAGATGGGTAAGGTGCGAATGATAAGTTTGGAGCGCCTTTGTCGTTAGCTTTAGCAACGCTCAAATAGCGATCATATTCTTGCTGCAACGCAGTAGTATCAAAGCCCTTAATCTGCCAATATCTAAGCTTAGTGCCTAGGATCATAATCTGATCATCAAATACCGTTGTATCTGTATCAGCAGTAAAACTATTCTTGATTTCATCCGATGAGCTTCTCGCCCAGCCTTTTGAACGGTATTCAAAGCCCAAATACTCTTGGGTGTTCATGATTGGCCAAATCTGG